GCATTCAAAATAATTCACTTATATATTACAAATATCAAATTTCGGATGGTGATACTCCAGAAATATTAGCTTCAAAATATTACAATAGTCCAAATCGTCATTGGATCATTCTTCTCTTCAATGATATTACTGATCCAACATATGATTGGCCTCTTTCATATTCGAATTTCATATCTTACATTGAAAGCAAGTATGGTTCAATAGCAACGGCAAAAACAACAACTCATCATTATGAAAAAATCGTTACAAAAACTGATTCTGTTACTGCAACTATAACAGTAAACAAGTATGAACTTGATTATAATACATACGCAAATTTAGCTTCTAGTAGTTCTGAAACATTTAATTTGAAAGATGGGAATACTGTTCAAGTAGTGACTACAAAAAATGCAGTATCTTGTTATGACTATGAAGATGAACAGAATGAAGCAAAAAGAGAAATCAAAATAGTGGATAAGTCATTTGTTAGTCAAATAGAATCAGAATTATACGCGATAGTCGCAGATGTCTGAACAACTATACACTACTGAAAAAGGTTATGTTCTAAAAGAACTTTATATTATTAGTTCTAATGGAAAAGCAGTAAGCATATTTAATATGATGCTTGAATTGGGAATTTTTGAAGACATCTACAATTCATCTGTTTCCGGATATGTCTTATTGAACGATTCAAACGACTTATTTGCTATTACACCATTAAGCGGATTTGAATTTATCGGCGTAGTTTTGGAAAAACCAGGATCACAAAAAAATATCGTTCTTGAAAAAATGTTCCGAGTTTATAAGATGGGGGCTCCGGATTCAAATCCATCAACTACGTCTAATCAATCTTATGTTTTACATTTTTGCTCAGAAGAAAATCTAGTATCTTCATCAAGAAGAATTTCAAAAGCATATAGAGGAAAAACAGTTTCAAATATCATCAAAGATATATTGGTAAATCATCTTTCAGTTTCTCCAAGCAAAGTAAGAGCAGAAAACATAGAAGAAACTTCTGGAGTTCACGATATTGTTATTCCTTTTTTGAATCCTTTAGCCGCAATAGCTTGGTTGACTTCTAGAACTGTTTCTGCTACTTCAAAAAGTAGTGGAGCTAATTTTATGTTTTATGAAAATACAGAAGGATTCAATTTCAAGTCACTTGAAACTCTATTTCAAAAACCAACAAAAGCAAAATATACCTATAGTTCAAAAAATAGAGAACCTTCTAAAAATGATACTTCATTGACGGAAATTAGAGAAGTAATAAAGTATGAATTCATGAATGTGTTTGACACCATGTCTGGAATAAATTCTGGAATGTTTTCAAGTACATTAAAAACTATAGACTTGTTAAAATTACAAGCAAGTGACTATACGATGAACTATAAAGATTTTTTTGAAAATACTTCACATATTGAAAAAGGAAAAAAAGCTTTCGGTTTTCAAAATGAATATCAAGATAGATTCAAAAATACAACACAAGAAAATTATTATTCAGTAATGAGAATGTATCCAACTAACAAAGGGCATGATACGGATTCTATCATTTCAGCAAAACAACCTTCGATAAAACAAAATTTTGTTGAAAAATGGATGTTGCAAAGAATAACACAGATAAATCAATTGAATTTTGTCAAAGTCAAATTGGTAATTCCGGGTGATACATTTATTACTGTGGGCGACATAATCGAATTTCAAATGCCTCTAGTTAGCACAAAAGATCCTGGTAGTACGAACTACAATCCTTATCATAGTGGACGTTATTTGATAACTGCAATTAGACACAAAATAAATCGAGACAATTATGAAATGATTGTTGAAGGAACAAGAGATTCTATATCAGCGCCTTATTCTAGTGCAAAGAATGATGAGCCTATAATTAGTGGAATTAAAAAGATATGATAAATCGTACTAACTTCATGGGACTTGATGGTTTTGTCTGGTGGTTTGGTGTTATAGAAAATCGTAAAGATCCTTTAGCCGTAGGTAGATGTCAGGTTCGTATTTTTGGTTGGCATACTGAAAATAAAAATTTGATACCAACATCCGATCTTCCTTGGGCACATCCTGTCATGCCTTTGAATAGTAATACAGGAACAGGTATTGCTGCAAAAGAAGGAGATATGGTATTTGGCTTCTTTCTTGATTCGGATGATGCACAATTTCCTGTGATGCTAGGAATTGTTCCTGGTATACCAGAATCAACTCCAAGAATAGACAAGGGATTCTCTGATCAAAGAACACCATCACAATTGAATGATTCTCCAAGAAAACCCGAATCAAAAGACTATAGACAGGATGGTGAGGGTGTAAGTATAGTTGAGGGAACTGCTTCACGCTACCCCCAGATAATAAATGAATCGACAGTTAGTAGATTGACTAGAAATGAAAATATAGCGGATACTATTGTAGAAGAGAGAAAAAAGAATCGCGTACAAGATGTAGAGACATCTTCTCCAAATTCTAAATGGTCTGAGCCCGAAACAAAATATAATGCAAAATATCCATACAATCATGTATATGAATCAGAATCTGGTCATGTTTTAGAAGTAGATGATACTCCTGGCGCCGAGAGAATTCAGACTACTCATCGTTCTGGAACTTTTGAAGAGATTCATCCAGATGGAACTAAAGTTACAAAAGTTGTAAAAGACAAATATGAAATAGTTATGTCTGACAATAATGTCTTGATCATGGGAGATTGTAACATCACGATCAATGGTCAAGGTAAAATATTTGTCAAGGGTAGTGCCGATGTGAAAGTTGATGGCGACATGACAACACAGGTTACAGGAACATATAGTGTTACATCATCAGGCTATATGAGTTTTAGAGCACCAAGAATAGATCTAAACTAAGACGGGATGAAAAATGCCAGCAATTGCTAGATTAGGTGATATGTGTACTGGTCATGGATGTTGGCCACAAAGACCAAATGATACAGCAAGTAGTGATGTCTATGTTGAAGGATTAGGTATTCATAGACAGGGTGATCATTGGGTTTCACATTGCTGTCCAAATCAAGGATGTCATAACGGAATTCTGGCATCGGGATCAGGATCGGTATATATTAATGGGTTGCAATGTAGTAGAGTTGGCGATCCTATAGATTGTGGTTCTACAATTCTAACTGGCGCCGGAACTTGCTTTGCAGGATAATATGATAGGAGAAAAATAATATGGTAGGGTTTCCAATTCCAAGTTCAGTTCCAATACCTGAAGTATCGACTCCAGTAGGAAGTTCTCCAATAAATTCAAAGGTGCAAGATATTTTTCAGGATATGGTTGAAAATGGTCAAGCGTCTCTTTTTCGCAATCCCGTCATTGGTAACATAAATCAACTATCATCAGGTATAACTGGACTTAGTGATGCTATAACAAATTCAACATGTTTGAATTATTCCTCCGAGGATAAGACAAATTTGTTGACAGCACTAACAGGAACGGGCGGTTTATCTGAACAGATTACTGCCTTTACGACGCATGTCGATACACTGTCTGGGGTAATAGCAGGTAGTGCCGGTAATGCAACTCCAGGACTTGAAAGAATATTGTCAGTCGGTCGCTCAATCAAAGACTTAGTTAATACTGTTGATCAAGCCTCTGGTTGTTTGGGCGTTTTGGGTAACATGACTGGTCTATTTTCTGGTGAGATACTAGACGGATATACAAGCCAGCTAGCCGGATTTCTTGATCAGATTAACGGATGTCTAGCAGATTTGACAAATATACTGGATCAAATTAATTCAATCAAAGCCGCACTTGCTGCTATAATAGCCGCGGATCAAAATTTCTTCAATCAAGCACTAGAAACGCTAAGACAGGCAGCATTATCTTCGCTTCTAGATTATATGTTTAGTGATCCTTGCGGTAGATTTATACTAGAAAGTCAAATAGGACAAACGCGACTATTGTCTAAATTGACTGGATAAATACAAATATGACCAGTTTAGCAATAAGAACATTCAGAGATTTAGATCTAAATTTCACGCGACATCCTGCAACAAATGATGTCGCGACTCGTATTGGTGATCAAGCAATAATTAGATCACTTCGAAATCTTGTAAATATGGCCAATTATGACAAGCCCTTTCATCCCGAAATTGGTGGAACGGTTCGTCAATTGCTATTTGAAAATGTGACAGGAATGACTGCGCAAAACATAAAAACAGCAGTTACAAATGTAATAAACAACTTTGAACCTCGAGTTTCTCTTATCGATGTGATAGTACAGGCTCAAGAAGATTATAATCGATATGATGTTTCTATATCATTTTACATAGTCAATCAAGCAACTCCAACAACAATAAACGTATTTTTGGAAAGAGTAAGATAATATGGCAGCATCTAATACTGTTTTTAGAATTGCGGAACTCGACTTTGATACTATCAAAGGTAATCTAAGAGATTATCTGCGTAGTCAAAATCAATTTACAGATTATGACTTTGAAGGTTCTGGATTAAATATTCTTCTTGATGTTCTGGCATACAACACTCACTACATGGCATATTATCTAAACATGGTAGGAAACGAAATGTTTCTTGATAGTGCGCTATTAAGAAATTCTGTCGTGTCACACGCCAAGCATTTGAATTATGTTCCAACTTCTATGATAGGCTCGCGCGCAGAAGTAAATATCGTTGTCGAAGATACTACTCCGACCAGCGGCTATTCAACGATAACTCTACCTGCATACTCACAATTTGAATCAGAACAGATAGATGGAACCAACTATACGTTTGTAAATTTGGAAGCTTATTCCGCATCCAAGAATGTTACGTCAAACACATACACCTTTAGCAATGTACGGATAACACAGGGTGAAAATATCTCATACAACGTTGGTGTAGATGTAACAAACACCAGAAGACGCTTTCTAATTCCGGAAGCAAACATTGATACATCAACATTGCTTGTAACTGTACAGAATTCAGATACAGATAGTACAAAATCAACTTATCTATTGGCCGATGATGTAACAACTCTAGATTCAAATTCAAAAGTATATTTCTTGGAAGAATCAGATGCTAATAGATATACTCTTTATTTTGGTGATGGTTATATCGGCAAAAATTTGGATGACGGAAATATTGTTCAGCTAAGGTATTTGTCAACAAGCGGGGATGTATCAAACAAGGCAAATTCATTCACTCTTACGACATCGATTTTGAATTTCTCAAACGTTGTAGTCAATTCAATTTCTGCAGCTGCCGGCGGAGCACAGAGAGATACTATTGATAGAATAAAGTTTTTGGCTCCTAAATTCTATACGGCACAAAATAGAGCAGTCACAAAAGATGATTATGGAACATTGCTTCTTAAAGATTATCCAAACGTAGAAACAATTTCTGTGTGGGGTGGAGAAGAAAATGATCCTGTAGTTTATGGAAAAATATTCATTTCAATGAAGCCAAAGTCTGGTTATGTGATTACCAATATTGAAAAAGATAGAATTATTAACGAATTGATTGCAAATAGAAATGTATTGACAGTTACTGCAGAAATTGTTGATCCGGAATATCTTTATCTAAAATTAGAAATAAAAGTAAACTATGATTCAAATCAGACAACAAATGATGAAAATCAATTAAAAAATATTGTGACAAATACGATAACGACTTATAATGATACTGATTTAGAA